GGACAAAGCGCAGAACCACCAGAAGGAATGGAAGGTGATCTAGGAGACCAAGATATGGCTCCAGCTCCTGCAGACGGCGCTCCAGCTCCTACAGCATAAATACCTGTATGTTGCTCAACGAATTTATCTACTTTAACAAAGAATCTTCTGATCCCGTAAACAATGATCGTTATGACATTGAGCGAGATCAAAGTGTCTTACACTCTAAAGATCTAAGAAAGACAGCAAGATTAACCCTAAAAGTCCTCCGTGATCTCAGAAAAGCAGGCGATGCTAGAGAAAAAGAACAGAAAGAAGACCTTGATCTAGTGCGTGTAATGTATGCTACACCTCCAGAAGAAGCGGCTCCGCAATAAAGCATTAGATAACTCTTAGAGTAGCAAACTAAATATTTTTGTCAAAACAATTCAAAACTGAGTTAAAACTCTGTCAATTTCTGTCAAAAACGACTCGTTTTTGGCCTATTTCACGTACCGATTAGTAAAACCCTGTAAATACACTCGATAGCCTTGCCGCTTAATTAAGGAGAAAATCGCAATGTCAACAAAAATGCAACAGCTTCTAGACCTAATCGTTAACGAAGAGATGGACAAGGCAAATGAATTGTTCCACGAAATCGTAGTAGAAAAGTCTAGAGAAATTTACGAAAACCTAATTGCAGAGGAAGATGAAGAAGAAATGGATGAAGCTTCGGAAGAAGAAGACGAGTCTGTTGAAGAAGCCTCTGAAGAAGAGGAAGACGAATCCGTAGAAGAAGGATTTGGTATGGAAGATGAGACATCTATGGATGTTGGTGCCGGTGATGAGCCTGGAGCAGATGCTTCTGATTCACTAGTACACGATACAGAAATGGGTGGTGATGACGAATTTGGTGGTGAAGAAGGCGGAACTGAGCCAGCTACTAAAGACGATGTACAAGATTTAGAAGATGCTCTTGCTGAACTAAAAGCTGAATTTGAAGCACTAATGGGCGACCATGGTGGTGAAGAAGACGGTGAAGAGGCCGGTGAAGAGAATCCATTTGGTGATGAAGAAGCCGATGATGCAGAAGCCGATGACGAAGAAGCTGACGACGAAGAAGAATTTGACGACGAAGAAGCTGACGAAAGCATGGGTTTACGCGAGTACCGTGAAAAAGTTGGTAACGACTGGAATTCAGGTGCAATGAAAGAACAAGGTAAAAACCTAGGTGCAGGTACTGGTGAAAATTTTCCAGCTCCAAGCGAAGGTAAGAGCCCAGTAAGTTCTGGTTCAGGTAAGCCACAAAGTGGTGCTAATGCTAAAAACATTGCACAAGCTAACACAGGCGAAGGCACTAATGTTGGTACAAGCACAAATGCTGACAAAGGTTCACGTGGCCTAGTCGGTAAGACACAAGGTGAGTTTACTAAAGGTGTTGAAAAGAACATCGCTGGTAGCTCAACAGCTAAGATGAAAGACGGTGCGGCCCTAGGCAAGCAAGGTTCTGGATATCCAAGCAACAACAAGAACCCAGGCCCTGTTGGATCTGGTAGCGGCGACAAAGCTGGCCAAACATCAGTTGGTAGCATCAAGCCATTTCTTAAGAAACTATAATTAGAGAACCTGGATGAAACCAATCTCCTATCTACGTGAAAATCTAAGTTTTGATCAAGCTCGAGTAGAATTATTCGAAGGCGAAGATAACAAAGGTGGTAAAAATCTTTATCTAAAAGGTATTGCGATTCAAGGCGGCATAAAGAACGCTAATCAGCGAGTATATCCTGTTAGCGAGATCACCAGAGCTGTTAGAACGCTTAACGATCAAATCACAGGTGGATACAGCGTATTAGGAGAAGTAGATCACCCAGATGACCTAAAAGTAAATTTAGATCGCGTCAGCCACATGATCACAGACATGTGGATGGACGGTCCAAACGGTTACAGCAAAATGAAAATTTTGCCTACACCAATGGGAAACTTAATTCGTACTATGCTTGAAAGCGGTGTAAAACTTGGCGTGAGTTCTAGAGGCAGCGGCAGCGTTGACGACAGATCAGGCGAAGTAGCTGAATTTGAGATTATTACAGTAGACATAGTAGCCCAGCCAAGTGCGCCTGGTGCGTATCCTACACCTGTTTATGAGCATCTTATGAATGCTCGTGGCGGAATGAAGGCATTCACCGTTGCACAAGAAGTAAAAGAAGATCCAAAGGCCCAGAAATATTTGAAGGAATCACTTCTTCAAATTATTAAAGGTCTAAAATAAGCCCGAGGAGAAATGAAGATGTTGGACGCATTCAAACAATTAGTCGAAAGTGGCGTGATGTCAGAAGAAACACAATCTGTCATCGAAACTGCTTTTGCACAAAAAATTCAAGAGAATCGCGATCAAGTCACAGCAGAACTTCGTGAAGAGTTTGCTACAAAGTATGAGCACGATAAAGGGCTCATCGTTGAAGCAGTCGACAAGATGTTAGGCGAGAGATTGGCCGCAGAAATGGCTGAACTTGCTGAAGATAAAAAGGCTCTAGCGGAAGCTAAAGTTTCTTATCAGCGCAAGATGGCAAGTGATGCTAAAGTTTTAGAATCATTTGTTATTAGTCAGCTAGGTAAAGAGTTAGGCGAATTCCAAGGTGACCGTAAAAAAGTTGCTGAAAACTTCGCTAAGTTAGAGGGTTTCATTGTACACGCTCTAGCAAAAGAAATCAGAGAATTTGCAATTGACAAACAGTCAGTGGTTGAAACGAAAGTTAAACTAGTGCGCGAAGCTAAGAGCAAGTTTGAAGAAATCAAGAAGCAGTTTATTCAACGTTCAGCCAAGATGGTTGAAGGTGTTGTCACACAAAAATTGACATCAGAAATCAAGCAATTGAAAGAAGATATCGATAGTGCCCGCACTAACAATTTTGGTCGTCGTTTATTTGAAGCATTTGCTCAAGAATATGCAGGTAGCTATCTAAATGAAAAATCTGAGACAAGTAAATTGTTAAAGGTTATTCAACAGAAAGATGCAGAATTAAATGAAGCAAAACAGGCCATAACAGAAAAAGCCGTTATTGTTGAATCTAAGGAACGCGAAATTCGTGTAGCCAAAGATTTAGCAGAGCGTAAAGCTGTAATGAGCGAATTGTTAGCACCGTTAGGTGCCGAGCAAAGAAGCATCATGAAAGATCTTCTAGAGTCTGTAAAGACCCAGAAACTTAATGAGGCTTTTGAGAAATACCTACCAGCAGTAATGGAAGGGGACAAGAAGCGTGTAGCTAAAACTACATTGACAGAAGGAACCGCAGTAACTGGTGATCGTGAAGTGAAAACTTCCGAGGTAGGCTTAGATAACATTTTAGATATCCGCAAACTAGCGGGTCTAAAGTAATTTAAAAAATCAAGGAGACATAAATGTCACAACTATTAAATGAAAGATGGTCAGAGACCAAAGACGCTCTGCTTGAAGGCCTACAAGGTAACCGTAAAGCTTCGATGAACGTATGTTTAGAGAATACACGTAAGTACCTAGCAGAAGCCGCAACAGCAGGTGCAACAAGCTCCGGTAACGTAGCAACACTTAACCGTGTTATTCTACCAGTTATCCGTCGCGTAATGCCAACAGTTATCGCTAACGAAATCATCGGTGTACAACCAATGACAGGTCCAGTTGGTCAAATCCACACACTACGTGTTCGCTATGCTGACACATCAAGTGGCGATGGTATTGTCGCAGGTGAAGAGGCTCTAAGCCCATTCAAGATTGCGGCTGCTTATTCTGGTAACAACGTTGACGCAACTCCAAAGGCTGCTTCAACAGCGCAATTGGAAGGTCAACCAGGTAAGCGTATGAGCATTCAAATCTTGAAAGCTCCAGTCGAAGCTAAGTCTCGTAAACTAAGCGCACGTTGGACTTTTGAGGCTGCACAAGATGCACAAGCCCAACAAGGCATTGACATCGAAGCAGAAATCATGGCTGCTCTAGCACAAGAAATCACAACTGAAATCGACCAAGAAATCCTAGGAAGCCTACGCTCACTAGCCAACGTCGAACAGACATATGACCAGTCTCTAGTATCTGGTACTGCTACATTCGTAGG